CGTCGTTGTTCCCTACGGCGCGTCCAGCTTGGAAGTAGCTGGACGCGTCACCCACATCATGCGCAAGACCAAGAACGAACTCAAGAAGCTGCAAGCCTCCGGGTTCTACATCGACGACGATCTTGGTGAGCCGTCCGATACCTTCGATGAAATCGAGAAGGCGATTGCCCAGAAGATGGGTTTCCGCGCCGATACCGACGACCGGTTCAAGCTGTTGGAGATGCACGTCGACCTACTCATCGAGGACGACAAGTTCCGCGATGATGACGACGGCGACATCGCGCTGCCCTATGTGGTGACCATCGAGAAGGCGACCGAGAAGGTCCTCTCGGTGCGGCGCAACTGGAACCCCGACGACCCGAAGAAGCACAAGCGCAACCACTTCGTCCATTACGCTTACGTACCGGGCTTCGGCTTCTACGCCTTCGGCCTCATCCACCTGATCGGTGCTTTCGCCAAGTCGGGCACGAGCCTCATTCGCCAGTTGGTCGACGCGGGCACGCTGTCGAACCTGCCGGGTGGGTTCAAGACAAAGGGCATGCGCATCAAGGGGGACGACACCCCTATCGGTCCCGGTGAGTTCCGTGACGTCGACGTGGCGTCGGGTACGATGCGCGACAACATCATGCCGCTCCCGTATAAGGAGCCGAGCCAAGTCCTCTACTCGCTGCTGAACACCATCGTTGAAGAAGGGCGCCGCTTCGCGTCCGCCGCCGACATGAAGATCAGCGATATGTCCGCGCAAGCGCCGGTCGGAACGACGCTGGCTATTCTCGAACGCACGCTGAAAGTCATGTCGGCGGTTCAGGCCCGTGTCCACTACTCGATGAGGCAAGAGTTCAAGCTCCTCAAGGGTATCATCCGCGATTACACCCCAGACGACTATACGTACGAGCCGAGCGAAGGTTCCTCCAAGGCCAAAAAATCGGATTACGACAGCGTCGAGGTCATCCCGGTTTCGGACCCGAACGCGGCGACCATGTCGCAGAAGATCGTGCAGTACCAAGCTGTGATGCAGTTGGCGCAAGGTTCTCCGCATCTTTACGACATGCCCTACTTGCATAGGCAGATGCTTGAAGTGTTGGGCATCAAGAACGTCGCGAAACTCGTCCCGATGAAGGACGACGACAGCATGAAGCCGCGTGATCCGGTTTCGGAGAACATGGACATTATCAACGGGAAGCCGGTGAAGGCGTTCATCTACCAAGACCACGAGGCCCACATCACCGTCCATATGGGCGCTATGCAAGACCCCCAGTTGGCCAAGCTGATCGGGCAGTCGCCCGGTGCGCAGACGATGATGGCCGCCATGACGGCGCATGTCCAAGAGCATCTGGCCTTCGCCTACCGCCAGCAGATCGAAGAGCAGGCGGGCGTGCCGCTCCCGGTTCCGGGCGCGGAGATGGACGAGCAGACCGAACTGGCTGTGTCCCGCCTCGCCGCCGCCGCTGCCGGGCAGCTTCTCCAGAAGAAGCAGGGCGAAGCCCAGCAACAGCAGAACCAGCAGATGCAGGAGGACCCCTTGGTCCAGATGCAAAAGCAGGAACTGGCGCTGAAGGAAAAGGAAGTCGCGATCAAGGGGCAGAAGATGATGGTCGATGCCGCCGCGAGGAACGACCAACTCGACATCGAACGGGAGCGTATCGCCTCCCAGAAGGAAATCGCTGGCCTCAACGCAGGGGTCAAGATTGCAACGGACAAGGCCAACTTGTCCGCCAAGCAGCACGAAGCCGGTTTGCGCATGGGCATCGAAATCGCACGCGAACAGATGTCCCAGATGCAACCGGCCCCACAGACGGAAACCCCTGTTTCCCCACCGCAAAGGCCGAAGGATGACTGATGGCGGATGATCTCCTGAAATACCTATCCGACAAGTTGGAGGTCGAACTCAAGGTTATTGAGAACGACCTCGCCTTGGGTTCCGCGAAAGACCACGGCGAGTACAAGTTCGCCTGTGGTCGGTATCGCGGGTTGCTGATGGCCAAAAACATCTTGATCGAAACCGCAGAACGTATGGGACACGACGATGACTGACATTATCGGGGCGGCCAAACCCGCCCTTGTCGGGCTGAATGGTAAAACCCTCAAGCCTGACACCACCGAACCCGAAGTGCCGATTGAAGAGCGCGGCAAGCTACTCCCGACCCCATCGGGGTATCGCATCTTGTGCGGTGTACCCGAAGTCGAGGACAAGACCGCCGGGGGTCTGTTCAAGGCTGACATAACGAAGCAGTTCGAAGAACTGACGACACCCGTCCTTTTTGTTATCAAGGTCGGCCCCGACGCCTTCAAAGACGAGAAGCGGTTCCCGTCCGGAGCGTGGTGCAAGGAGGGGGACTTCATCCTCACTCGCCCACACGCGGGTAGCCGCGTCAAAATCCATGGCCGCGAGTTTCGGATCATCAACGACGACAGCGTCGAAGCAATCGTGGAAGACCCGCGCGGGATCACGCGCGCGTAAGGGAGAGATATATGGCTATCAAGCCGACTGACGACGATTTCAGCTTTGAAATCGAAGACGACGAAAACAAGTCAGTCATCGACGTTGTCGATGATACCCCCGAAGAAGACCGGGGCCGCGAACCGCTGCCCAAGGAAATCGTCGACGAACTCGAAGCGGACGAACTGACCGACTACTCGGACAAGGTCAAAACCCGTCTCAAGCAGATGAAGAAGGTCTGGCACGACGAGCGGCGTGAAAAAGAGCGCGCCGTTCGCGAGCAGCAAGAAGCCCTGTCGGCGGCACAACACTACCGGCAGGAAGTCGAACAGCTTCGTGCCACACTGGCGCAGGGTGAAGAGACCCTTGTCGGCTCGTTCAAACAGAACGCCGAGATGAGGCTGGTATCGGCCCGCAAGCAGTACCGCGAAGCCTACGAAGCTGGTGACACCGAGAAGGTCATCGACGCGCAAGAAGCCCTGAACGCTGCCCAAATTGAGATGCAGCAGGTTCAGTCGTATCGTCCTACTTTACAAGGTACAAACCGTGAGGTAGAACAGCGTCAACAGCCTGTGGCTATTCCGCAGCCGGATACCAAAACGCAAGCGTGGCAAGAGCGCAATACGTGGTGGGGTACGGACCCGGAAATGACGGCCTCGGCTCTCGGGCTTCACCAGAAGCTCGAACGTGAACGTGGCCCGCAGTTTGTGGGTTCCGACGAATACTGGGGCGTTATCGACAAAACGGTACGCCGCCGCTTCCCGGAGTATTTCGGTGAAGATCAAACGACCCCCCCAAAACAGGGCCGTGCAGAAACAAAACCCACCAATGTCGTCGCTCCAGCTTCTCGCAGCACATCCTCCAAAAAGGTTGTGTTGAAGCAGAGCCAGATCGCAATCGCGCGGAAACTGGGTCTGACCCCCGAGCAATACGCTCGTGAACTCGTGAAAATGGAGCGTTAAACATGGCTGAAACTCGTCTCTCACGTGAACTGGACACCCGCGCAGAAATGGAACGCCCGAAGGTTTGGCAACCGGCTTCGACCCTGCCCGAACCCGACAAGCAGCCCGGATATGCGTATCGGTGGGTTCGTGTCACCACACTGGGTCAGTCCGACCCTCGCAACGTCTCGGCCAAACTCCGGGAAGGTTGGGAACCAGTCCGTATCGAAGAACAGCCGAAGTTTCGGATGCTCATTGATCCCGATAGTCGGTTCAAGGACAACATCGAAGTCGCAGGACTGTTGCTGTGCAAGGCACCGTCTGAACTGATGGAGCAGCGGAAAGAATATTTCGCTCGCAAAAATCAGGCCCAGATGGAGAGCGTGGATAACAACTTCATGCGCGAGAACGACGCCCGGATGCCTCTCTTCCGTGAGAAGAAGTCAACCACGTCGTTCGGCAAAGGCAGGTAAAGCTAGGAGCTTATCATGGCATATCCCACTGTTGACGCACCGTACGGCCTTGCGCCGTGCAACCTGATCGGCGGGCAGGCGTTTGCTGGTTCGACCCGTATGATCCCCATCGCTTCTGGAACGGCCACCGCCATTTTTTATGGTGATGTCGTAAGGCTGGCTGCTGGGGTGCTGGTCAAAGATACCGGTACTGCAACTGCTACTCCGGTCGGGGTTTTCCTCGGCTGCTCGTACACCGATCCGGTGTTCGGGAAGACTTTCCGTCAGGCGTACCCGGCCAACACCGTGGCTGCGGACATCATGGCTTATGTCCTTGATGACCCAGACGCGCTGTTCAAGGTCGCGGTAGTCTCGTCGGGCACCACCATCAGCACGGTAACCCGCGCTGCGGTGGGTCGCAACGTCCCGCTGGTTCAGAACGCTGGAAACGCCACGACTGGTAACAGCCGTGTCGCGATCAGCACCGCCACGGCAACGACTGCGACGCTACCCATTCGTGTGGTTGATGTGGTTGCTGAAACCGCGACAACCGGCGGTACCGCTTTCACCGAGGTCGTGGTGAAGTGGAATCAGGGTATGCACCAGTACCTCAATGCGACCGGCGTGTAAGGAGACTGAACAATGGCAATTTCGCGCGCACAACTCCTCAAGGAGCTTCTGCCCGGCCTGAACGCCCTGTTCGGTCTGGAATACGCTCGCTATGGCGAAGAGCATAAGGAGATTTTCGAAGTCGAAACCTCCGAACGTTCCTTCGAAGAAGAAACCAAGCTGTCCGGCTTCTCGGCGGCTCCGGTGAAGAACGAAGGCAGCGCCATCGCGTACGACAACGCGCAGGAAGTCTTTACGGCTCGCTACAACCATGAAACGATTGCCCTTGGGTTCTCGCTCACGGAAGAAGCCATCGAAGACAACCTGTATGACAGCCTGTCCTCGCGCTATACCAAGGCGCTGGCTCGGGCCATGTCGTATACCAAGCAGACCAAGGCCGCTGCGGTCTTGAACAACGGCTTCGATGCCGCCTATCCCGGCGGTGACGGTGTCGCTCTGTTCTCGAACGCACACCCGCAGGTCTCGGGTGGTAGCAACTCCAACATCCCGTCGACCCCGGCGGACCTCAACGAAACGTCGCTTGAAGCTGCGGTCATCCAGATCGCAGCGTGGGCCGACGAGCGCGGCCTGCTGATTGCAGCAAAGCCGAAGAAGCTCGTCATCCCACCGGCCTCGATGTTCATCGCTACTCGCCTGTTGGAGACTGAACTCCGCGTCGACACTGCGAACAACGACATCAACGCCATCAAGTCGAACGGTTCGATCTCGCAGGGGTACACCGTCAACCACTTCCTGACCGACACGGACGCGTGGTTCCTGACCACCGATGTGCCGAACGGTCTGAAGCACTTCGTGCGTTCGCCCATGGCGACGTCGATGGACGGCGACTTTGATACCGGCAACGTCCGCTACAAGGCCCGCGAGCGTTACAGCTTCGGCTGGTCGGACCCGCTCGGTATGTACGGTTCCGCTGGCGCTCCGTAAGGAGATCGACGGAAACAGGGGGAAGGGGAGCGGGAAACTGCTTCCCTTCTTTCTTTTTGCATGTTAGCGATACGCTACTAGGGAATATAACTCGTACCGACTGTCCTAGCAGACGTTGCAGAGACGGTACGAGGAAGTGCTGCAACACGGAGATAGATTATGGCACAGACCACTTTTTCAGGTCCGGTAGGCTCGCAGAACGGTTTCAACGTTCCAAGCACCGACCCCGTTACTGGCACCGTCACCGCAGGCGCTGTTATCACTCGCATCCGTTCCGCTTCCGCCGCGCTCGACTTTCCGTCGATTGCCGCCGCCGCGCAGGCGACCCTGACCATCAACGTTGCGGGCGCTGCGGTCAACGACGAGGTTGTCATGGGCCTCCCTGCTGCACCCGCTGCCGGTATCGTCTTCAACGCCTATGTTTCGGCGGCTGGCGTCGTGTCAATTCGGGCGTCGAACATCACTGCGGCCCCGGTTGATCCGGCATCGGCCACTTACGCCGTGTTCGTCTTCGCCGTAGTCTAATAGCTCTATAGGAGGGCCTTCCTATGGCTATGCAAACTGACGTCAAAGCAAGCCAGCCGCTCGCTGTGACGGGCCAATTTCTGACCCAGAGCGGCGTCGACATCGCTTTCCGCACCCGTGTGAAGGCGCTGTACATCGTGTGTGGGGCTGTCGCTGGTTCGGTGGTTGTCCGCGATGGTAGCGGATCAGGCGCGGTGTTGTTTACCTTCAACACCCCGGCTGTGGCTGACGGCGGCGTGCTAAATATTCTTATCCCGGACCAAGGCATTGTGTCGAAGGCGGGGTTGCACGGAACGCTGACCAACATCGCGTCGGTCGTCGCCTTTTACGGGTAACGGAGGTTATCATGGCTAAAGACAATTTCGGTACGGGATTGCTAAAAACGCTGCTTGGCCCGCTGGCCGGGGGCACCATGTACGACAGTCTTGGGGCTAAGTTTTTGGGGATTAAAGACCCCAACGACCCCGACAAAGTCGTCAAGGCGGACGCTGGTGGGAAGCCCGGTATGAAAAAGGGCGGTAAGGTCAAGAAGTACGCCAAAGGCGGCTCCGTCTCCAAGCGCGCCGACGGCTGCGCCACCAAGGGCAAGACGAAAGGGCGTTTCGTATGAAAAAGCGCAAGTTCGGTTCGGGCGGTATGCCGTCGATGGCGGCAAGTGTAGCCAGCGGGAACCGCGTCTCGAAGCGGGTCGGTGCCGAGACCAAAGCCATGATGGGTACCAAGCGGTCGGGGATGCCCCCGATTGGCGATAGCGTGGCCAGCGGCAACCGCATGTCCAAGGAGAACGCCAAGGACATGCGCGCGGTCAAGAATTACGCCAAGGGCGGCAAGGTCAAGTCGATTGACGTTGATATGAAGGGGTTGGAGGAAGCCTCCCGGCCCAACACGTCGATGCCAAAAGCCGACCTCGAAACCAAGGTGTTGGAAGGCCGCAACCTCGCCGCCACGCGCAAACGCGAAGAAGCGGATACCGCGCCAAAGAAACAATCGTTTGGATCGGCTTTCGCCGCTGCCCGCAAGCGTGGGGACAAAACCTTTTCGTGGAACGGTGGTAGCTACGGCACCAAGATGGCGGGTGAAGGTAGCGCAAAGCCCACGGCCAAACCTGCTGCTAATCCTTATAACGCCAAAACGCAGATGCGCGACATCATACGCAATCTCGACACGAACAACGCGAAGCTATCGGACGCGCAGATGGAGCGGTACCAGAAAGGTCTCGACGCCGACGCCGACGCCAGCCTTGCTAAAATTAAGGCTGACAAGGCCAAGGCCGCTGCGAAGTCACGTTTCTCAATCAGCCCTTCCGCGCTGGGCAAGGCCACGACTAAGGCTATCAGTGAAGCCGTAATGCGTGGGTCCATAAGGACACCGGGAATGGCCAAAGGCGGCTCCGTCTCCAAGCGCGCCGACGGCTGCGCCACCAAGGGTAAGACCAAGGGAAAGATGGTCTGATGGCCAAGTCCCCGGCATGGACACGTAAGGAAGGTAAGTCCGACAAGGGCGGCCTCAACGCCAAAGGGCGTGCGTCCTACAACAAGGCCAATCCGGGGAAGCCGGGGTTGAAAGCCCCACAGCCGGAAGGTGGCCCGCGTAAAAAGTCGTTCTGCGCGCGGATGTCGGGGATGAAAAAGAAACTAACTAGTAGTAAGACCGCCAACGACCCCAACAGCCGTATCAACAAGTCTTTACGCGCGTGGGATTGCTGACATGACCGACCATCATGGCGACTTCATCAAATGGCTGCTGGATGCGCTGTCGGTGCTGACTGTCGTAGGGACCCTTACCGATATGCTCCCATCTGTAGCTGCTTTGTTTACCATCCTCTGGACCGGCATTCGGATATACGAAACCGCAACGGTGAAAAAGTTTCTCGGAAAGGACTGACATGTTCAACAAGACCACCAAGCAAAAGGGTTTCATGGCTTCGCCTTTTGGCAAGGCCATGGTCAAAAAGAGCGCCGACACCATGGGGCGCGCTATGACCAAGACCAAAGCCACTGACGGTGTTGCCAAGAAGGGCAAGACCAAGGGTAAGAAAGTCGCCATGGCCAAGGGCGGCAAGATGAGCGGGTGCTAACAACATGCGCCCCTCACGTGGCATGGGCGCTGTCCGGGCATCCAAGCTGCCGGGTAAGGCGGCAGCGAAACGGAAGAGCGTCGACGCATACGCCAAAGGCGGCCAGTCTCGTGTGAATGAGGCGGGTAACTACACCAAGCCGTCTATGCGGAAGTCGCTGTTTAACAGCATCAAAGCGGGCGACAAAGGCGGCTCTCCGGGGCAGTGGAGCGCCCGGAAGGCGCAGATGCTGGCTGCGCAGTACAAAGCCAAGGGCGGGGGGTATACGGACTGATGAAGAAACCCCAGCAAAGCCTGAAGAAGTGGACGCAGGAAGACTGGGGTACCAAGTCAGGCAAACCGTCGACACAAGGGTCGAAAGCCACCGGGGAGCGGTACCTCCCGAAGAAAGCACGAGAGGCTTTGAGTAGTAGTGAATACGCTGCTACAACCAAGGCGAAGCGGCAAGGCATGGCCAAGGGCAAGCAGTTCGTTAAGCAGCCCAAGACCATCGCCAAGAAAACGGCGAAATACCGATGACCACGACCGGCACCACAGCGTTCAACATGAACCTCAACGACATCGTCGAAGAGGCGTTTGAGCGTTGCGGTATCGAACTGCGGACAGGTTACGACATGCGCACGGCGCGGCGTAGCTTGAACCTTCTGACTATCGAATGGGCGAACCGTGGCATCAACCTATGGACTATCGAGCAGGGCAGCATCCCGCTTATCCAAGGGCAGAGCACCTATGATTTGCCGGTCGATACCATTGACCTGCTCGACCATGTGATCCGCACGGGTGCGGGGCAGAACCAGTCCGACATCAACATCAGCCGTATCTCCGTAGACACCTACTCGTCTATCCCGAACAAGAACGCGCAGGGCCGCCCGATCCAGATGTGGATCAACCGCCAATCGGGCGCGACTTACCCCGGCGGTGTGAACGCGCCGAAGGTCAACATCTGGCCGTGCCCGGACCAGCCGAACTTTTATACCCTCGTGTACTGGCGACTGCGCCGCTTGCAGGACGCAGGTAGTGGTACCAGCACGCAGGACATCCCGTTCCGGTTCCTCCCATGTCTGGTTGCTGGGTTGGCGTTCCACCTGTCGATGAAGCTGCCCGGAGCCATGGAGCGCACTTCCGCACTCAAGGCTATGTACGAAGAACTCTGGCAGCAGGCCGCTGACGAAGACCGGGAGAAAGCCCCGCTTCGTTTGGTGCCGCGCCAGACGGTGTACTAAGGAGGCCCGATGTCCAACCGGTATGCCGCAGGCAAACGGGCGATTGCCGAGTGCGACCGTTGTGGTCAGCAGTACAAGCTGAAACAGCTTCGTTCGCTCACCATCAAAACCAAGAACGTCAACCTGCTCGTGTGCCCCACTTGTTGGGAGCCGGATCAACCGCAACTTCAACTCGGTATGTACCCGGTTGATGATCCCCAAGCTCTTCGTAACCCCCGTCCAGATAACAGCTTCTACCAAGCCGGGTTGAACGTAGCGGGTAACCCGACCGACGGTAGCCGGGTTATTCAGTGGGGGTGGAGGCCAGTGGGTTTGAATAATCCTTTGGGTTTATCTGGCCTTCCAAATACGCTAATAGGAATTGGTCAGGTAGGGACCGTAACAGTCAACACGGGAAATTAGTATGGCAAAGGGTGGCAAGACCAACGGTCAGATGATGCAGATGGGGCGCAATCTAGCGAAGATTGCAAACCAGAAGTCTGGCAGCAAACCTTCGAAGGGTAAGGGCAATAAAAATGGCTGAGAAACCGAAGGTTGTCCCGACCCCCAAGGTCGCTGGTTATCCGAACAACGTGGCCAACACCCAAACCCTGAAAATCCGGGGTACGGGCGCGGCGCAGCGCGGCACCAATTGCAGCAAGAAGATGGGCTAACAGGTGAACTACAACACTCTGTTCGAGACGATAAAGGGGTACGTCGAAAACGACTTCCCTAACACCGCATGGACCGGCGCTGACGGTTCCAGCGCGGTGACGTTGACGTCGACCGAACAGATCAACACGTTCATCCAGCAGGCCGAGCAGCGCATCTTCAATACAGTTCAGCTTCTGGACCTGCGCAAGAATGTCACCGGCACCCTGACCAACGGGAACAAGTACCTCGCGGTGCCCAGCGATTGGTTGGCGAACTTCTCGCTCGCCGTTATCGACGCTGCTGGCAACTACGAGTACCTGCTCAACAAGGATGTCAGCTTCATTCGGGCCGCGTTCCCCAACCCTGCGGACACCGGCCTGCCGGTGTATTACGCCTATTTCGACGAGACCTCGTACATTCTTGGCCCGACCCCGGACCAGAACTACGCCGCCGAACTGCACTATTTTTACTACCCCCCGTCCATCGTGACGGCGGGTACGACGTGGCTGGGCGACAACTTTGATAGCGTCCTGCTCTACGGCGCGCTGCTGGAAGCCTACACCTTCATGAAGGGGGAAGCCGACGTTATCGGAAACTACCAGAAGCGGTACGAAGAAGCCCTTCAGATGCTCAAGCAACTCAGCGAAGGCAAGAACCGTCAGGATATGTACCGGACCCAGCAGGTCCGGTACCCAGTGAGGTAGAGCATGTTCAACGGAGTGGGCGACATCGGCGCGGTCAGCGTCCTGACCATAGAAGGGCGCGGCTTCACGCCAGAGGAGATTGCCGAGAGGGCGCTCGACAAGATCATCTATGTCGGCAGTACTGCACACCCCGCCATTCGGGAGCAGGCGGAAGCCTTTCGGACGTCGATCCGCAATGTGCTTGTGTTCTACCTGCATGAAGCCGTCCGCTCTCATAACGTCACTCTGGGGAATAAGTTCCAACAGGCGGGACACCCGGAGCTAATCTTACTTCTCGACGCATAAGGAGGCCGCTATGCCTATTACCCAAGCAATGCCCACCAGCTTCAAAGGGGAACTCCTCCTTGGCGTCCACGATTTCCGCGTAACCGGCGGAGATACCTTCAAGCTCGCGCTCTACACGACGACGGCTACCCTCGACGCCACCACGACCGCTTACAGCGCGACCAACGAAGTCGTCGGTACTGGATACACTGCGGGCGGTGCCAACTTGTCGAACTTGGGGGGTGCGGTGACGTCCGGCACGACCGGGTTCACCGACTTTACCGACCTTACCTTCTCCGCCTCGACCATCACGGCACGCGGGGCGTTGATTTATAACACCACACCGTCGGCACAATCCAACGCCAACACGGCCCTTACCAACCCGGCTGTCGCCGTGCTGGACTTCGGTTCCGACAAGACTTCGACGGCGGGTGATTTCACCATCATCTTCCCTGCCGCCGCCGCCGCAACGGCCATTATCAGGATCGCATAATGGCTCTCGTTACTGCTGATCGCGTACAAGAAACGACCACGTCCACGGGGACGGGGACCATTACCCTTGCGGGTGCCATTAGTGGTTATCAGTCGTTTGCTGTTATCGGTAATACTAATACGACGTACTACACCATCACCAGCGGCGCAGCTTGGGAGGTTGG